AGGGCATTCTTGCCACTGCGCACGAAATCAAAAGTAGAGCATTCCGGCAAGAACGGGAACTCGACATTAAAGAAAATAACAATGTGTTCATTGGACACGTCAATATGATCAACAAAGGTGTCAATCAGCATTTTTGTTGACTCAACAGACTTCACAGAGGCGCTCTCGCTGTATTTAGCGATAGCGCTTTTTATTGCCTCGATGCTGACGTCAGGCGGCGGTGTTTGCATTTTGGCACGTTCCGCAGACAGATACTGCATCTGCTCGTTCAACTCGCGTGATTTTTGATTATACGCAGTTTTATCAATTCCGCCATCGAGATACAAGTCGAGAAGACGCTGCTGTTTTGTTGACGTCGCTCTGATGTTGGCGTCAACCTTTTTGACCGCGTCGGGATTGCCGGGTATTATGGTTTTCATTCGCTCTTGAAGAACGCCCGAGATCCACGCCGCAGAATCCGGCGCGAAGATTACGCTACGAACGGCGTCGCCGACAAAAGACTCGATGTCGTCCTTCGGCAACATTTTGAGCGGACATACTTCCTTGACGTAGCCGTCGTCGGTCTTGCGATTGAACGATTGACGGTTGTCATGCGAGCAACGATATTTGTAAACGGTGTAATCGCGAACTTCCCCGGTTGATTTGAGAGTGTAGTGTGCGTGCGACTTGAATCCGTACAGGTGCCTACCGCAATATTCGCAGTACAAGACGCCTGTGAGAAGATAATCGACGTCACGATTGCGTCCCACAGGTCCGGTCTTGCGCGCCGAAATAACCGCGTTTACACGGTCAAACAGATCCTTCGGAACAAGCGGCTCGCAAGCGTTCTCAACGACAATAGGCGTAACGCCTTTTCGTTTGGACGTTGCGCCCCAAACATAGCGCCCGATGTATATAGGGCTTTTTACAAGGTTCAGAACGCTCGAACCCGTGAACTGCTTGTGATGACGAGTGAGCAAGCCGCGCGTGTTGAGCCAGCGCGCCACGGCAATGGAAGACTGCCCGGAGTCCAAACGCGTATATATTTCAAGAACGATGGGTGCCTCGGTAGGGTTGGGCGTGTAGTGCTTGTCTTTTGTCAAATCGTAGCCGAAGGGGACGGCACCACCGAGATGCTGGGCGTTGCGCGCAGCAATGCGCTGTCCTTTCAACGTTTCACGGGACAGGTTCCGAGAATAGTATTCGTTCATCGTTTCGACGATACCGCGGAACAGAAGGGACTCGGGCGAATCGTCCGCAATAATAGGTTCGAGAACGGACAACAGGCGCACCTTGCGATCTTCAAGTATTCGACCATAGATGGCGGAATCGTAACGGTTTCGAGCAAAGCGGTCGAGTTTGTGAACAACGATAGCCTCGAACTCGCCGGACTTGGTGTCGTCAATCATATCGAGGAACCCCTCGCGGTCGTCCTGCGTTCCGGTTTTTGCCTCGTCGATATAGAACCGCAAGAGCGTGTGATTGTTGATTTCACAATAAGATCTGATAGCCTCAGTTTGAGCCTCGATTGAATAACCGTCCTTTTGACCTTCGGACGAAAATCTGCAATATCCTACAACTTTCATAATTACACCCAATTATAAGCACCGCACAGGGCGGCGGAACCGTCAGCGTTCATCTGAATTGACGGACGAAACGACGGCGCGGAACTTTGCGAGAAGATCCGCATCACAAACACGATCCAAGCCGTACGACTTGACGAAACGTGAAAAACTTTCTTCGGCAGATGCGCCAAGCAGATAATCAACGGAAACATTGAAAAAATCGGCAAAAGCAAGCGCCTGCGGAATGCTCATTTTTTGTTCGCCCCGTTCAATTTTGCTTATTTTAGTTTGAGAAAACCCGACACGATCCGCAAGTTTCCGTGCGGAAATACCGTAATTTTCTCGTAAAAATTTAAGTCTATCCATATCAATCATGCTTTCTGCTTTCTCTAAATTCCTTGTCGCTCAAAGACGAAACGAGTTCGTAAACAGCTGCAAGGTTTTTGACGTCCGACAAATCTTGAAGTTTGTCGAGAATGCCGACCTTCAAAGACATTTCGGGGGAAAGGTTTGGATAACCACCGTAAACGCGACCGCTTGAATCCACGTCAAAATCGCGGAAATTGCGCTTATATGTGTCGATGAACTTGTCGAATATCTCTTCGGCAGATGCGCCAAGCAGATAATCAACGGAAACACCGAAATAATCAGCAAGGGCAACGGCGTGTGGAACACTCATCGCTTGCTCGCCGCGCTCAATCCTTGAAATTTGAGTATGGGAAATGCCTACTTGTTCCGCAAGTTTTCTTATGGAAATTCCTCTTTTTTCTCGCAAATCTTTTAATCTATTCATTGGAATACCTCCTAATTTTCAAGTTTAGTTTATTGATTTTTTAACTTTTTGTAAAGTCAATTTTGTAAAAATGTAAAGTTTTTGTTGACAATGGTGCAGATATGTGCCATTATACTAAACGAACGGAACAAATATGTTCCACGCGAAACATTTGGAGGTACACAATGAGATTTTATTTTGACCAACACGACGGAACAACAAAAGAATTGACGTACGAAGAACTGCGCGAGCATATGAGCGCTTATCAGATAGACGAGGCACTCAACACGAAAGTCGAACGCCCGGATATGGAACTGACATACGGAACGGTCGGCGGCAGAATTCGCTTTGAGTGCGGCGAAAGCAGAAAGTATGTCATAACCTACGGCGGAACGGCAGGCGACGGCAGCGACGCAGAGAACTGCGTAACTTTTACGACCTACACCAAAGAACAACGCAAGTTCGCAACGCCCGGGAATATCGATGCATACGCCAAAGCACACGCTGCGCTTAACGGCATAAGCGACGTTTGGGTTAAAACCGTAGGAATTTACGGCGCACTTTGATGGAGAGAACGACAATGACGAAACTTCGCGAATTCAGCCAAAAACACAATATCAAAGAATTCAAAAAATAAAAATACACGGAGGTAATTATGAAAGTTTTACTGAAACAACCAAAGCAACAACCAATTTCGATTGAATTCTCAAACAACGAAGACGAGAAACTTCGAGCGTTGCAAGCGCTCGTCGATGGCTACGTTGAAGTCGCAACCGTCGTCACGCTCGAAGGCGTGGGACAGGTTGCCGTTCTTTGCGATGAAGACTACTTCTACAAAGAAACGCGCCGTCCGATTTGCAACAGCTTAAACGTCGGGGAACCGCATAAATGGTTAGTGTATGGTGCCGCTGTAATGGTTAAGATCCGCCACACGGCGCACGGCGACGTTTTCAGCGGCTTTGACTTCGAGGACGAGATACAAAAAGCGACAAAGTGGCTCGAAGACCACGACCTTTGTAGGAAGGAACTATGGGAGAAACTCGACAAGCAATGACACCGAAACGCTACGAATGTATTTTAGACGGTCAACGACGATGCATAGACGAGTCGGAACTGTTGCGCAAGGCGGCGGAAATTGCGGACGGGATACTAAAAAAGACCTATCCGAGTTTCAAAGACAGCCACGAAGATATGAAACAAGAGGCACTGGCGGCGGGTGTACGCGGAATGCAACGATACAAGCCCACCGGCGACGTTCACGGATACATATTCAAGATAGTCGCATACAAGATACGGGACGAGGCAGGGAAGATTATCAGATACCGAAAGCACGTGCAGCAACTGACGGACGAGATGGCGGACAGTATAGAGGCTCCGACGCCACCGGACAGCAAGGACAAGCGATGGTATATAGAAAGGCTTAAAAAGCAGCTAACGCCACGAGAGCGCCGAGTCATAAATATGAACCTTGCCGGCTACACGGACAGAGAGATTGCCGGCGCACTCAAAATCAAGAAGAAACACCGAACAAGCGAAATGAAAGCGCTATGGAACAGCATAGCGGCAAAAGCAAAGCGGATGGAACCGCAAAACACAGGAGGACGCAATGATTAGAATTCAGAAGATCAAAGGACTGATGAGAGAGGCAGGCGAAACACAAGAAGACCTTGCTAAATTGCTGGGCAAGTCAAGGTCAGCGCTCAACTACAATCTCTCACATTCGACTTTCACGGTCAAAGAACTTGGTATAATCGCACAGCACTACAACGTCAGCATTAAAGACCTTGTAGAATAACGCGCTATTTTTTTGAACTGAGTGGTGCAAATATGTTCCAAAAGGAACCAAAAGAATTATGACACAACACGAATTAGACAACAAGACAACGAGATTTGCGGAATGGCTCATAGGCGAACTTATGAACGCACAATTGCTTGAAAGTGACAAAACAAAGCCGTCAAACAAGGCAAAAACGAAAAATAAGCCCGTCCCGACCGCCAACACGGCAAAAGAGCCAACAACGCAAAATAGGGCAAATGGCGCGCCCACAAGGGCATAAAACGCCGAATTACGCACGAAAAACTAAACGGCGTATCATTAAGACAAGCCAACGGAGGTACAAAATGGCTAAAATCAACATCAACATCACATTGAGCAAAGACGAGCGCAAGATAGTTCTTCAAATCGTCGGATTGGCGCAAGACGTTCTGAACGAACTGAAAGCGATGAACCAAAAGCAGAACATACTGGACGCTTTGAAGAAGGCGGCGGAACGCCAAAAGAAAACGGAGGTACAAAACGATGCCGAAAAATAGTATGACGGATCTCACAAATCACCTTTTCGAGCAATTGGAACGTTTGAACGACGAAGAACTGACGGACGAAGAACTCGCAAGAGAGTGCAACCGCGCAAAAGCGATGGAAGGCATAGCCAAAACGATTATAGACAACAGAAAACTGGCGCTGGACACGGCAAAGTTCTTGGACGAGAACGGTTACACCAACGGCAACGACGTCGCAGACACGGTTCTCGCACTTACGGGGGGGCGCTAAATGAGAGCAAACCAGTACAATGCCGGTTATACGAAACAAGAAAACGACTGGCTGTGCGCACACGCATACGGTACGCCGCGCAAATTGCTCACGCAAATGTTCAATGAGCGCTTTCCGGAACGACCACGAACCGAAAAGGCGATAACAGGACACTGCAAAGTTCTCGGAGCGCTCGTTCAGACTTCGGACGGTCGCTTTCAGAAAGGACACGTACCGATGAACAAGGGCAAGCGCTGGGACGACTTTATGAGCGCCGAAGGACAAAAGAACAGCCGGCAAACTTGTTATAAAAAGGGCAGCATTCCGCACAACGCCCGGCATTTAGGCACCGAATCGGTCACAAAAGACGGATATCGCAGAGTCAAAGTGGCGGAACCGAACGGCTGGACATTCGTCCACAGGCTTATATGGACGATTGAAAACGGCACGCCACCGCCAAAAGGGTACGCATTAGTTTTTCTGAACGGCAACACCCTTGATTGTTCCCCGGAAAACCTTGCACTTGTACCACGACGCGAATTGCAGATTTTGAACAATAACGGGCGCGTTTCGGAAGACAGACAAACAACGCAAGCGTTGCTGACGCTTGTGAAACTTGCGAGAAAGAGAATGGATCGCGAGCAGAAAATAACAACCAAAAACACGGAGGTAATTATGAAAAACATTAAGTCAGGAACAAAAGTCAACATCGAAGTCAGAGTCGAACAAACGGAATACTTCGACAACCCGGAAGGGAAAACAAACCGATGGGTTAGATTGCTTGTTTTTAAGGAAGACGCAGACAAAATCACAGCGGCGGTACAAACGGCAAAAATGCTCGATAAAGAATTCGGGATAGCCGAGATGAAAGACGAGGACTTGTGCCTGCCGTTGAACTTTGACAAAGGCAACGGATACTACATAGACGCGGTACAGGTCAACATGGACGCAAAAGCCGGCAGAACATACCCGGGAATGAAAGCAGACGTGCAGTTTGAATTTATCCCATACAACGACCGCGGCATAAGCAAAGGCATTATGGCGCTTGTAAAACACATAACGGAGGTAAGAAAATGAAAAAAGTTTATTTATTGATGAGGGACGACTTCTTCGAGAATGGCAATGCCGGCGACAGATTGGACAAACCGGAATACAAACCAACGACAACGTTCTTTTTTATGGACTTGTGGTATGCGGCAGAGAAGAACAACAGTAAGGTGTTCCCGACGGATCCGCAAATACTTGCGGAAATAACGGGTGCGCCGGCAGAAAAAATTCCGCACGCACTCGATGTTCTTCATAAAGAACATTTGATTGAATATGTGACATTCCCGGACGACGTCGAAACGTATTTCACGCTTATAGACATTCCCGAATTGAAGACAGGGAGGGACGAAGAATAATGGATCAAAGCAAAAGATTATACTGGATCAAACTGCGCGACGACTTTCTATGGGGTCCGGAGGTCAGATATATGATGACTGCCTTCGACCGCGGATCGGACTACGTCCTTTTGTACGAATTCATTTGTTCGAAGTTCAAGCAAACCGCCGGATATTTAAGGGAAACGATGGGCAACGTGACGGTCGTGTACGACATCAAACAGCTTGCAAAAGAATTCTCAAACTTCTTCAGCGAAGACACCGTGATGGTCGCAATGCAACTTTACAAGACACTTAACCTTGTCGAACAACTCGACGACGGCACATATCAAATATCAAATTTCGAGAATATGGTCGGCAGCGAAACTGTGGCAGCGATTGTAAAGCGCCGCCAACGCAAAAAAGCGCTTGAAGACAACCAAAAAATGCTGATTTCAGCACCCGAAAACGAGGGGCGGACAAAAGGTGGACAAAAGGGTGGACATTTGGTGGACAATGTCCAACCACAGAAAGATATAGATAAAGATACGATTGATGATGGTGATGATGATATTAAACAGGCGTGCGCCTGCGAGGACACAGATCCCGAGTGTCAATTCTTCTTCGACGCCTTTTCGGAACACGTCAAAGACATTAAGGACGAGATGCCGATTGAGTCGCAAAGGCTGCAAAGCTGCGTGGACTACGTGCAAGACAAAGGAGCCGTCATGATAAACGGCACAAAGCATAAGGCGGCGGAAGTGATAAGCGTTCTTCTTTGGTACACGGTGCCGAGCAACAAAGACAAGCTGGTCGAGATACTGACGCACATAGACGACAAAAGCGCCGAGATTACGAACCAACTCACATACACCACTATCGCGCTATACAACAGCGCAAGAGCAAGCGGCGCAATGCCGGGAACGAGGAGGGAATAACAATGGGAATACCTAAAAGCAACGCAAAACGCAGATACCTTGTCACATTTCACGTCAAGGCAGAATGGAAAGACGGCGCTGGTGTCGTACACGACCTTGCGAACCACTACGTCGAGAGATTAGGACACGACGCAGACAGCGTGTATAACAGCGCTGCCCTTGAATTCCCCGGGTGCATTTCAAAAGTGTACCCGGACACGGAATACAACCGCAAAAGACTGGCGGCATTCCGCACAACACTTATAGACATAACAGGAGCGCGCAGATGACCAAGCACAACAAATTGCGCCAAATCGAAATCACAGAGGCAATAGAGGCGGCGGAACACCGCAAGCAAATAAGAGCGTACCAATGCCACTATTGCGCCCACTGTGACGAATACAACGGCGTTCAGACACCGTGCGAACTTGGAATAAACCCCGACGCACACAATCAAGCGGCAAAATGCAGAAAAGAATTCGTGCAATATGAATACTACGACCGCCAAGCGCAAGTGACGCGCGCAATCGAGATCCCGGCGGAATGCTACGACAGGAGGTACAAAGATGCACAAGAAGACGTCGAATAAGGAAATCACCGCATCGTCAAAACACATGCCGACAGTCGAGGAATGCAGAACATGTGCAAACGCAAAAGATTGCCACGGCGGCGAATTCTGCGTCATAACACGCATATCACGCGAGCGTAAGGCACAAGAACGAGCGGCGGCAAAAGAGAAGGCAACACCCATCGGATACCGCGTCGTCAACAAAGAGGCAGGAATGAGGGCGGCGGTTCGACTGACAGATCCTGCACGCACGGTAATTATTACCGGCTACAATTCGTCAATCATCGAAGACATAGTCTTTGACGCAAGAAAAGAGGCGGCGGCGCTGACAAGACGCCTAAACAAAGAGCCTGCATATCAGGAATACGGCGGCAAATGGACAATATCGGAGGTACACGCAAGATGACCATTTACTATCTCAACAGCAAGAAACAAGAGAAGACGCTCACAAACGTCAAGCACATACAATGCTCGGATAATCACGTTTTATACGCCACGACGGAAGACGGCGCGGAACACACACTCGTCGTAGAGAACGTCACGGGCATAATCGACAAGGACGAAAACGAGCTGAACGAGGCACAGAGAGAACTCGACGATTTCAAAAGGCAACTTTACACCAAATACGGCGACGGTCACACGGTATCGGTGGCAAGCATCCCAACACGCGAATTGACCGAACTCGCACGCCGAACGCAACGTTGCCAAAAGATTGAAAAGCAATCCCAAATTTGAGCGCTTTCAGTAAGGAGGTAAAAGGATGACAGACTACTGTGAGAATTGCGAATTCCGCAACACTTGCGACCTTTGCGATTGTATCAATTTCTGCGTTGATTGCAAAGATTACAATCACTGCAACATTCTCAAAGACTGCGAGGCAGGACATAGTGTTGAGTACAACAATGGCTTTGAGGATAAAACTTTTAACTACGACGACGAGGACGAAGAAGAATGACGAAAGATGAGATTAAAAAGGCATTGGAGTGTTGTATCAGCAAAAAAGACGGAATGTGTAAGCATTGCCCGAACTATGACTATAAACACGAAGATTGTATGGACAACGTGAAAAGACACGCACTCAACCTCATAACCGAACAAGATAAAGAGATTGAGCAGATGAAACCACAGGTTATCAATAAGGTAGAAAAAGTATACATAATACTCTCGCCCGAGGGTGGTATTGCGCTCAATATATGTACGGGTAAGGGAACGTTCTATACCGATAAGGCAAAAGCCGAAGATGCGCTGAAGCGCAAAAATGAATGGTCAAAGATAAAAGGCTATGGTGTATACAAACTCGTTGAACTGGAGGTGGAAGAATGACAACACGACCAAGCGCAGACTTCAAACCTGTGGCGGCGGAACCCGACACCTACAAATTCCGCGGAAAGAGAATCAGCGACGGCTTGTGGGTAAGTGGCTGCCTTGTTTGGATAAAAGACGGCGCAAAGTGGACGGCGTACATATACGGCTACGGCGCCGTTCATCCCGAGAGCATCGGGCTGTACACCGGACTATACGACAGTGAAGGGAACGAGATCTGCGAAGGCGACATAGTGGTCTTTAATGAGGCAGAAGATCCCGATACAGAACACGGAATCGTTGTACTCGATGACGGCAAGTTCAAATTGAAATACTTTTGCGGATTTTTGGATGACGACTTGGATGGCTCAATGGCGGAAAACCAAATTATCATCGGCAACCTATTTGACGGAATAAGCGAGGGGACAAAACAATGAAAGCTGTTATGTTGGCGGTGCAACCAAAATGGTGCGAGAAAATAGCAAACGAAGAAAAGAAAGTCGAAGTTCGCAAGACGGCACCAAAATGCGTACCATTCAAAGCCTATATCTACTGCACAAACACGCCACAACTTCATCACTTATACGATTTAAGGCACGTCAACGGCGACACTGGCAAAATAAGGCTCGGATGCGTGCAGCATAATAAGTACAGCCTTGTCGCAGGTGGATGGCTCAACGGCAAAGTTATAGGCGAATTTATAGTCGATAACGTAATCGAGTTTGAAAGCGAATTTCACGATGACAACTCAACGGAAGAACTGCGCCGAGTTTGGTATGACGAAGATGACGGCGAACGAGATGCGGAACTGTTTGCAGAAGACGGCGAGCCGAACTACCTTTGCACAGCAGCTTGCTTGACTTGGTACGAACTCAAAAATTATGTCGGAACTGGCGATCGCACATTCTGCGCTTGGCACATATCTGACTTGAAAATTTACGATAAGCCGAAAGAGTTACACGAGTTCAAGAGAGAATGTCCGAAGATCAGCATAAAACGCGCCGACTGTATAACTTGCCCATTCGAATACTATGAACCGCACAAAAAAGTTTCAAGCTGCGACGCATATCTTAAAAGACCACCGCAGTCGTGGCAATACGTGGAGGAACTACAAGAATGACAACAACCAAAGAACGGCAAGCGCTTACATACGAGATAAAAGCACGCGAGAACCTACTCAAACGTCTTGAATACCCACGCAAGCAACTCGAAAGCGCCGTGAAAAAGGAAGACGAGCAACGTCAAACAATCATTCAAAAGGCGGCGGAATTCAGCAGCGTTGAAGACGCAAGGGAAATGTGGGGCTATGGTTTTATCACAGACGACGAGTTCGAGATGGTCAAACAATACTTCGAGAACAGCGCTGCGCTTACGGACAAACCGTCTGCGTCACGATATGCGTTGCAAATGCTGCAAGAGATAATGGAACGGTTGAGGTTCGAGATCAACAGTTTCAAGTTTGACCTTCTGCCCGAAGACGAGCAGGCTCGATACTTCGAGGCGCGAGAAAAGAAACTCTCGGCGGCGGAACCGACGACGCAAAATACGGAGCCTTCGACAAACAATCGAGAATGACCGCAAAACGGTCAAAAACGGCGCGAAAAATTCCATTTTTGGAAAAAAGTTAAAAAATTTTCAAAAACTTTGATTTTTTGAGCAAAAATCGCAATTTTATTATTATTTATAACCAAAGTTTATTGTAGGGGGGGGGATCAACCACCCCTACATTGATTTTTTGAACAACGGGCGAGGAGTTTTTTACACATTTTTGCCGAAAAATTGAAACGTCATCCCATTTATATATATAGAGGGGCAAAACGCCCGGACTTTGGAGAACTTGATGGAAAAGGTAAAGCTCAAACTTTCAGAACTCACGCTCGATCCTGATAATGCGAAAATTCACACCGACGCACAGGTGCAGCAGATCGTTGAAAGCATACGTCGCTACGGATATAACGATCCAATCGGCGTTGCCGGCGAGAACAATATGATTGTTGAAGGACACGGACGTTACAGAGCGCTGAAAATTTTGGCAGAAGAAGATCCGAAGTTCGAATGCGTCGATTGCATCCGCCTCGACCATCTCTCTGAAACGCAGCGTAAAGAGTACGCCCTTGCGCATAATTCGACAAATATGGCAACAGGGTTTGACTTTGAAAAACTGCAAGAGAACTTAAAGCAGATAGGTGATATGGAGCCTTTTGGACTTTTGATACAAGTTGACGAATCGGCACGTGTAGTCGAAGACGACTACGAGCCACCGGCGCAAGCGCCAAACAAAGTGAAGTCCGGCGACAAGTGGCAACTCGGAAAGCACACTCTCGTGTGCGGAGATAGCACAAATCCTAACACTGTCGAAAAAGTCGGGGGGGGGGGGGCATTTGATGCACTCGTCACAGATCCGCCGTACAACGTCAATTACAGCGGCGGAACGGAACGACAACTATCGATCGTAAACGACAATCTCGAAGACACGGCATTTCTCGCGTTCTTGACAACGTGTTTCAAGAACTTTGCGAAACACCTAAAAGACGGCGGAGCCTTCTATGTGTGGTACGCAAGCCGAGAAGTTGTCAACTTCGAAAAAGCACTCGCAAATGCCGGGTTGCTCGTAAAACAGCAATTGATATGGGTTAAAAACACCTTCACGCTCGGACGGCAAGATTACCAATGGCAACACGAGCCATGTCTGTATGGCTGGAAAGACGGCGCCGCGCATTATTTCACGGATGCCCGAACCAAGAGTACAGTGCAAGAAGAAGACCGTCCCGAGAATATCAAAAAACTGAAAAAGGACGAACTAATCAGGTTCTGCGAGCAGCTGCTTGCCGAACAGAACAACGTATCTACAACGATTTGCAGGGAAGACAAGCCTGCTCGAAGTGAGCTACACCCGACGATGAAACCAGTCCGCCTTATGGCTCGGCTGATTGCGAACAGCACAAAAGAGGGCGACGTCGTTTTTGACGGGTTCGGTGGTTCAGGCAGCACGCTCATTGCATGCGAGCAGTTGAACCGCGTCTGCAAAATCATAGAGTACGATCCCGAATACGCATCGGTCATAGTTGACCGTTGGGAAAAAATGACCGGGGAAAAGGCAGTCAAACTCGAAGATGGAAAGGTCAGAAAAAAAGATAAAATTCTATAACAGCAAAGCGTGGCGAAAACTCGCGCACTGTTATGCCGAAAGCAAGGCATGGTGTTGCGAGAACTGCCACAACGCAAATATAGATTACACACAACCGCTCTATAAGCAACTGCACTGTCACCACAAAATCGAGTTGACAGATGAGAATATAGACAATCCCGAAATATCGCTGAACGAGAACAATCTCATCCTTCTGTGCCGTGCTTGTCACAACGCAGCGCACGGCGAAGACGGCGGAACGGTTATCCGAGAAGATCTGTTTTTTGACGAGAACGGGATGCCGCGGAAGAAGGAATGAGGAATGGGCAAAGGAAGAAAAGCAATCCCTGCGAGCAACAAGGATAAAAGCACATATAAAAACGTTGGCGACATCGAGCGACAAAAAGACCTCGAGCCAAAAGGATATTCAAATTCTTTGCCAGCGCCAAAGGATTTGCCTGACGGTGCAAGAAAAGAATGGAAACGAATTGTGCGCCTTCTCAAGCAAGGGGACAGCGATCTGATTAACAACCTTGATCTGTACCTTTTGAAAATGTACTGCGTCGAAGTTGATATTTACAATAAACTTCTCGAACAGTGGACTGCCGAAAATCACGCGCTGTTCAAAGACGACGTCACCGACACACAACGCGCGAATTACTCGATTTCGGGCGTTCAGACTTCGGCAAGCGTCGGGAAAACGACAAAGAAACAAATAAATCCCTTGCTCAACGAGCTGCAAAAACATTCAAACACAATAAGAGTCTATGCCGAACAACTCGGACTAACGCCGGTAGGTCGCGCAGGCTGGACGGTGCGCAATGCGAAAAAAGAAAGCAGTGAAGTAGACGACTTTATGGGGGATGAATGACATACATCGAAGAATATCTCGACGCTGCTCATTCCGGCAGAGTTGACGTTCCCAAATACGTCATTAAGCAGTACGAGATGTTGCTACCGATTATAAAAGGTCAGGATACGAGATGGATGTACGATCCTGCGAAGGCACACAAACCGATTGAATTTGCTGAAAAATTTTGCAAACAATCAAAGGACGAGTGGCTCGGAAAACCGGTTAGATATCTATTGTGGCAAAAGGCAGCGTTCGAGGCTATATACGGCATCGTCGAACGTGGGAGCGGCTATAAAAAGCACCAAAAGGTGTTTATAGAAGTTGCAAAGAAAAACGGCAAGACAACTATGTTCGCGCCGGTGGCTCTTTACGAAACGGCAAAGAAAGGAAATGAAGTGTATTCAGCCGCGAACGGACTGCAACAAAGTCGCATTATTTGGACAGAAGCAGCGAATATGCTCGACCAAAGCCCGGCATTGCGAAAGGCTTTGAAAAAGCGACAGTTCGCAATCAAGAATATTAGACCGCAAGGATATAGCGTTTTTATGCCGCTTGCAAACCAGCCGGACGTTCTCGATGGCAAACTGCCAAAGGTTGTATTCCTTGACGAGGTTCACGAACTGGATCAAACGCTCTACGACATACTGTACAACGGACAAATCGCCTGTGCAGATCCGTTATTCATAATGGCATCAACAAACGGCTATAAGCGTGGCGGCTTGTTCGATACAGAACGCGAAAACAGTGTTCAAATTCTCGACGGTGCAATAAAAGACGAGCGCAAATTCTCGCTCTTGTACGAGTTGGACGATCCGAAGGACTGGATGAACGAGGCACACTGGGGGCAGGCAAATCCGAGCTTGGGCTATACGTTCCAAATCGAAAAATTGAGAGAGATCGTTCAAACGGCGCTCGCAAAACCAAACGATTTGAATGCGGTAAAAGTAAAACACTTCAATCTCGGCGGCGTTTCCGAAAGGGCATACTTCGAGTTCGATACGATAAACAATGAAAGAAAATTCGATATTGAACGCTTTGAAGGACACGACGCAATCGGCGCGTTTGACCTTTCTCTCACAAACGACCTTACAGCATTCGCTACGTTGTTTTGGGACGAAGAAAACAAAGAGTTCTGCGCGGCGGTTATGTTTTGGATCTCGCAAGATTTCTACGAAACCGCAATCAAAGATCCGAGAATGGGCAACGTGTGGCGTATGTGGGTGGAACAAGGCTATATCAGAATAGCCGGAATTAACAGCATAGACCACACGGCAATAGTGGACTATGCGACCGAAATGGTGGAAAAGCACAACATTTTTTATCGCTGGATCTACTACGATCCGTACTCTGCAAGATACCTTGTGACTGCAATGCACAATCAAGGTTTCAGAGAAGACAAGTGCCTTATTCGCTGTTATCAGGGCAGTAAAACGTTGTCGGTTCCATTCCAACGCGTCGAGGCAGAGCTTAAAGCAAAGAAAATCAACTATAACAACAACCCTGTTGTGAAGTGGTGTATGACGAACGTGGCAATCAAAGAAGATCCGCGCAACAAAAACCCTTTGCCTGAAAAAGCAGGAAAGAACAACACAAGGAAAATAGACGGTTTCGCGGTCATTCTCGATGCATTCGTCGGCGTATGCGACCACGAACCGGAATTCATAGGTGAAGAATGAGATTTTTAGGACTCGAGATAAAACGCGCGCAGAAACGCGGGAAATTGCCGAAACTCGAAGAAAAGAGCGAGAACAAGACGCTGGCACTTCAATTCGGCACATATGCCGGGCTTGCACCAGCTTTTGCCGCGCTCCCCGGTTTTACCGAGAGCGATAAGTACATGTCGGCACTTCGAACAAACGCAACGTATTGCAGCAAAGCCGTATTTTCATCAGTAAGAATAAAAGACGGCGGCGCACAAATTCACGACTGGAAAACGCTCGATTATTTACTTCAAGTGCGACCGAACAAACTGATGAACGCCGCGACCTTTTGGGAACGCGTCGCATACTACTACTATCACTACAATAATGCATTCATTTACAAAGAGTGTCTGCCAAACGGCGAAATCCGAGCGTTGTGGACGATAGATCCATCCGAGTGCGAGTTTGTAAAACTCAAAGAAACGGGCGAGCTGATAATGAGATTTGCAATCAACGGGCAGCAAGTGGTCTATCCATACGAGTGCATAATTCACGTCGCAAACACAGTTGTTGACAACGCAATCTTCGGAATGTCAAACAAACCATTGCGGCGCATTCTCAACCTCATAAACACCAACTATCAAGGAATTGATAATTCGATAACGACGAGCGCATATATTCGGTTTTTGATGAAAATGAACTCAAAGACGAGCGACGACGCATTGAAAGAGAAGGCGCAAAAGATTACCGAATCATACCTCGATCCACTAAAGAAAGTCGGTGTAATCGCAGCCGACTCATCGTACGAGCTCACCGAGCTGAAGGGCGGCGAGCAAAAGACAGCAAACGCGGTTGTTATGCAACAACTTGACGACGCTGTCTGCAAATACATGGGATGTCCGCAAGAAGTAATGGCAGGCACAGCCGACGAGAACGTAATGACTGCTTACTACGAACGAACGATTGATCCATTCCTCGATCGGGTATCGCAAGAGTTGACTGAAAAGATATTCACACCAACAGAACGATCATTCGGGAACAAGATTGTTTATTCCGACAGAAAATTGCAATATCTGCCAATGTCCACAAGACTTGCGATGTTCGACAAGGTTCGAGAACTCGGAATTGTAACGTATGGCACACTCGGGGATTTGCTCGGATTGCCAGTACCCGAAGACTTGCGCACACAAACCTGCAAGTCACAAAACTACGCCGGAAATGAACAAAAAGTAAAACCATCTTCGAGTAACGAGGATGAAACAGACGGAGGGAATAACAAAACAGAGGTAGCAGAAGATGAAACAAAATAGCATCGAACCACAAATGCGAGATAGGTATCGCGATTATCGCAGATTGATGGACGTCCGCGCCGAAGAAGTACCGGACAGCGGCGACCTCGTCCTTACAGGAACCCCGATTATTTTTGACAAAGAATATCTTTTGTTTGAATACAACGGAATTCAAGTCTATGAAATCATCAGGCGCGGCGCCTTCGACCACACGGATTATAGGGATGTCCCCTTGAAGTACAATCACGGCGATGCAAAAGGAACGCCGGCGCGAACCACTGCACGCACAGAACGCGGACGTCTAACCATAAGCGTGCTTGACGATAGGGTGGACGTGAGAATGAATCTTCTTCCGACAACGGGCGGAAAAGACCTGTACGAAGAAGTCAAAGCAGGCACCGTCCCACAGATGAGCTGGGCGTTCATTCAAGAAGACAACACCGAAGAACGCGTCGAGCAGGGGAACAAGATAACGTTTATCGTAAACGCGGTTAAACGCGTATTCGATATAAGCGCCGTGGACTTCGGCGCGAACAGTGAAACAACCATATACGCAAGACGGCGCCTTGATCTGGACGAGAGAATGGCACTGCTGGACGAGCAGGACGTCGCCAACAAACGAAAAATCATCGAAATTTTATCTTATTAAGGAGAAAAACAATGAAAAAATTAAGCGAAATTATAGCACGTCGTCAAGAAATCACGGCACAGCTTGAACTCAACAAGCGCAAAGCTATGGAAAAGGACATCGACAGCGCAACACTCGATAAACTTCTCGAAGAAACAAGAAGTTTGAACGCAGAATACAGCGCGTTGAAAATGGAAGAAATCGAACTTCGCAGTCAAATCGAACAACAACCGACGCTCGACAATCCCATAGGTTCCGGCAGCGAACAAGCGGTCGAAGAACGCCGCGCGTTCGATAAACTGGACAAGATGACGTTGCGCCAAAAAGTCGCATTCAGCATCGGACGTCAAGCGAGAGGCGGCACATTCTCTGAAATTGAAGTCCGTGCACTCGGAACGGCACTCACAACTACAGCAAAGACGTACGTGGCAGCCTCGGCAAGTGCTGACGGCGTAAACAACGCAGGTGTATTCATTCCGACAAACATCGTCTTTGATTTGTTGAGATCAGAGAAAAAGCTAAGCCCGATCCTTGAAGATATTATCTTCACGAACACCCCCGGACTGACTTCGTTCCCCGTTCGCAAATCGCGCTCAAACGCCAAGTACGAGGCGGAAGGCATGTTTACCGAGGGCGACGGTCAAATGGAATGGGAAGTCTTGCAAGGAAAGGCAGGCTATATTCAAACGAATATTGCTATAACCGATGAAGTCAGCGCAATGACCGACGAAGAATTCGGCGCCTATATCGTTGAACAATTGCTCCAAGACTTCAACGAAGACTGGGCGAAAGAAATCATCTACGGCACAGGCACGGGCGAGGCTATAAAAGGTATCACAATCGGCGCACTCGACGGCTCATACACCGGAACTGCGTTTGATGGCATCATTGCCGGCGTCAAGCTTTGTACGGGACAATTCAGACGTGGCGCAAAGATCTACGTTGCACAAGACATCGCAGACGATATTCTTTTTGCAAAAAACAAAAACGGCTCCTTCCAATATCCGGTAATCAACAACCCGACTGGCATCTTGTCAGTTGGCACAATGTCGGTTGCGGTTGATGAAAACCTCAAAGCCGGGGATTTTATCATCGGAAACGTCGGCAAATACTACAAAGCAAACAATCTCATTCCGCTCCACATCGAAAAAGAGCGCAAAGTCGGCAAGAGAATAACCCAAATCTTTGCAGGTCAATATCTTTGCACTTTGCCTCTCGCTGGCGCATTCGTATATGGCAAAAAGACGACAGCATCAGCTGGTGGCAATAGCGATGCAGGTGGCGGCCCTGGAAGTGGCACCTGATAACGGAGTATGCGCCTTATGGATATAAGCATTGAAAAACTACGAAATGCATTGTCGAAAGACGACCACGAATATATCAATTCAAAACTCGAAACGCTCAAAGCCGAGGCAATAGCCTCGCTTGAGCCAACGATTGGGATTGATAGTGAAGGCGCAAAAAATGTCGCAAAGAACAGCACACTCGATATTTTAAGCGATAGATATATCGTGGAATATTGCCGAAAAGCGCTTGACGACGTCGATAACGACAAAGTTCTGCTCGCGCTGCAAATACAAATGCAGGTTGTCAACAAATGAAACAGCATAAATTCAAGTTTTACTACACGGAAAAAACCGGGACAAAGCCGAACGAAACTATCACCCGACATTTTATCCATAGCAAAGAAAGTTGTGGGTTGTGGGCGGAAGTTCGAGATTTGTCCCGGAAAGAATTAGTCGCAAACAATGCGACCGGGCAACAAAACACAAAGATCATCACAGTAGGGTACAATCCGAGAATTCTTGAACTGTACACGGATCTGATAGTCCTTGACGAACAAGGCAAGACCTACCGCATCAAGAACAAGCCCGACGAATTCAACTATTCGAAGTGTGACATTAAAATTGAAATAACCGAGTTTCAGAGCAACGAAAACTATGGAGGCGAAGATGTATATGACAATTCTAAAAGCGGAAATGCTGGCAATTAAAAGCATCGAAACAGCCTTCATAGACGCAGGGTGGAGCGACGGCAGTGCAATGACCGACGCAAGAATCAGAAAGGCAAAAGAACCTATCTTTTATAAAGACTCAACGCCCAAAATCGCAGCGGATGCGGTTGTAACCGTTGATGGCATCGGACGAAAACTGTACTGCATCTACAATATAATTGCGCCACGAACGGCAACGTCAGGAAACGAAAGTCATCACATAGAGGTCACGGTCGCGCTGGCTATCTACACGGACACACAGTACTTGTTCGCAGAGAATTCAAAGCATGCAAAATACATTGATGCCTTGCTTGACGAGCTGGCAAAAGAAGACTGGATAATCTCATCAGCCGGCGCCGACGAGTCGGTCGCAAGCCAAGACGAACAATCGCCTTACATCTATCGAAAAACACTTTACGCGACAAACGTATTTTAGGAGGACAACATGTCTAACGGTAACGATCCCAAAAAAATCATAACAAGAGGACTTGCGACGATCGCGACGCAAAAACTCAACGATGAACAAAAAGGGTATAGTACTACGCGCAACACGTGGGACGGACAACACGAATGCACTATCACCCCAAATCAGGATAAAACACTTCTGCCAAGCGGTAACAATCCAGCGTGGGCAGAAATCAGAGGTCCGGTAATATGCGACGTCGAATTGAAAATCTATGCTATTCCCATAGAAAAAATGCAGGAATTGCTCTCGGTGGAATATTCCGAGGCGGACGGTGTCAGTTTTTCAAGCGACGCGGACAGCATCTTCGTGGGTATGGATATCATTGTCGATGCCCAATCGACAGCCGGACGTTCAAAGCGAAAAACAACGCTTTACAAAGTGTCGTTTGACCTTCCGGAAATTTCTGCAAAATCCGTTGCTGAAGGCGACGTCGCAGTTGCAGATCTCACCTTAAAAGGAAAGGCATATCCCGTTTTCTATACAAAAGCAGACGGCAAGCAGGGCGACAAAACGCTCACAATCATTGATAGCACAAAACAATCAACTGCGTGGGCGGCGAGAGAAAACACTATTATCTTCCCAACCGCAGCAGCGACAACGCCGACTGAAACGGCATAACAACAAGCCAACGGAGGTACAAAATGGCTGTAAAAACATATCAAAGGCACTTCGGAATCTCATATGAATACAAGGACTCAAACACGGGCGAAACAGAGAACATTCCGTTTGTGGCAAATGCAAAACTTCTTATCCTTTTCAAAACCATAACCGGGGTAGAAATGTCAAAAGCGCTTGACGATTACAAGAATTCGATAGGGAACGTTGTATCGGCAGATAACATGCAGGCAGTGTTCAAATTTACGAACGCAGAAACGCCCGACGAACGACTCGAAGTTCTTATGTCAAGCCCTGCGCAGTTCGAAGAATTGTTAAAAGCAGCGCTCGACGTAAGGCAATACAACGGCGTGGACTTGATAACGGCAATTCTTATATCAGCAAGAATAGCCGCTATGAGGGATGAAGATCAAGCAGAGGCGATAACGCTCGGCGAGGAAATTCTACCCGAAGAAGTCTATCAGAACCCAACACTGGCGTTTGATATTCTCAAACTTGCATTCGATTACGACATGTACGCAAAAAAAAAGTCGTACAGACGGCAAGCGTAAATAATCAAATGTCACGAGCCGTGGAAGAATACGGGATAACATCCTGCTTGTTATACACGCTCGCGCAAATGGGGTTCAAAATAGACATTCTAAACTACGGAATGAACGTGGTACTCGATACAATCTCGTTCGGCGCCGCAGTTTCCGATGTCGCAGAACAAGGCAACGTTTTTGACGTCGCAAACAGCGATATGGACGAAATGGTGGAATTTTGATGGACGGAATATCAAAAGAATTTCAAAAAGTGTTTTCAGTTCTCGAATCGGTGCCGGATGTTGCGGTTGAAGCGATGAAAGAAGTCGTGGACGAGGCATCCGAAACGCTTTATGCAGGGCTTGAAAACGACGTGCCTGTTAGAACGGGAGGCTTGCGCCGGAGCCTTAAAAAGGCAAAGGCGTCCTCTCCCGATTGGTATGGATACAAAATCGAATTCGAAGGCAACGCTCCGAACGGGGAGCCGTATCAAAAAATAGCAAACATATTGAATTACGGGCGCGCCGCCTCGGAAACGTCCGGCGGAACGGCAGGCGAACATTTTATAGAAAAAAATGTCCGCAAATTGCGCGGACTGAACGATAAGATCGAGGCACGGTTCGAGGCAAAAATAAACAAAAAGACAACGTGAAAGTGGTTCAAGTAGAACGGTGTGCAGGTACCTCCGTCGCACAGATATAAGTTCAAGCCTTATCTTTCACACCAAAGAGGTGCAAATGGCGGTTGAAGTAGGGCGCACGATAAGCGCGCTGACAAAGCAGACAAACAAACTCACACAAGAAGTCAAAAAGAGTCGCGCGGAAGTATCGGCGCTCGATAAAGAGCTGAAACTCAATCCGGGAAACGTTGACCTTGTTCGTCAAAAATACTCGGCATTTGCAAAGCAGCTAACGCTGAATCAGCAAAAGATAGCAACGTTAAACACCAAAAGGAAGGAACTCGATACAGGGTTTAGTTCCGGCGCAATCTCGCAGAAAGAGTACGAGAAAGAGATTGTAAAAATCAAAAAAGAAGTCGAGAAGACAACCAAGTCAATCGAAGAATGTACGGTTGCGCTCGGACGACAAAACGCAGAGATCAGAGCCGCGAAAATGACAAACCTAATCTCGGGGCTCGATAAGGTGCAGCAAAAAGCCGAGAAGGTGTCAAAAGCAACAATGGTTGCGGTCGCAGCATTCGGCGCTTTGCTCAAAAAAGGGCTCGATGTCGGCGGAGAGCTTGACGATCTCGCTAACAAATACAGCACCACCGCCGAGGCGATACAACTTCAAGAACATAGGTATTTGAAAATAACCGGAAGTAGCGAGGGTTACACGGCAGCACTTCAAAAAGTCGGCGCAATGCAATCATCCATTGCGAGCGGACGCGGTGCAAGGTATCTGAACTTCTTGAAACAACTCGGGCTAAAACAAAGCGACCTCGAGAACAAGAATAACGGCGAGATTTACAATCTCATTTCAGAGCGACTCGCCGGATTAACCGATCAGACACAACGCGCAACAATCGCACAGGGGTTGTTCGGAACGGTTGGACTCGATGTTGCAATGGTCACGGGACAGACGGCAGAGAAACTCAAAGAGCTCGATGACGTCGTCTATGCAAACGGGATAATTACCAATGAGCAAGCGCAGGCAGCAGGCAATGCAGGGGACAGGTTCGACGATTTGAAAGGAAAGCTCGAATCAGTCGCTGTCGAGGCACTGGTTGACTTTATGCCGACCATTGAGGCGCTTACCTCATTCTTAAAGGATACCGTGTTGCCACTTATTACGAGCATCACAAACGCAATAGCGGACAGCGGTCCGGTGGGACAGAAAATGCTCGCACTTTTAATTGTCGGAATCGTCGTACTTCCAAAAGTAATCGGTTTCGCAAAAACGCTACTAACTACAATGCAACTCGCACGTGGCGCAACATACGCCCAAGCAGCAGCGACCACAACGCTAACTGCGGCATCCGGTCCGTGGCTTGGCGTAATCGTTGCGATAAGCGCAGCCCTTATGCTTGTTGTTACGCTTATCAGTATGTTTATCGGCAAGAGCAAAGAGGCGATAAACGTTTCAGACGATCTGATGAATTCGCTTGGCGATACACAGTCAACGCTTGAAGGAATGGGCTACAAGATTGAAAGCGCCAGCGAAACAACTGTAATAAATAACCAAAAGAAACAACTCGACGTCAACGTCGATGTAAACGCGCACGGCGACACAAAGAGCAGCCAAGAGTACGCCCAAGACGTCGGAACAACGATCTCAGACAAAATAACCGCCGACGTCATAAACTACGCGCTGGGTTCAAAAGTGAGGTAAAAATGCAACCTTCGATATGGCTTAAAAATTCAAATGGCGATATATGGAATTTGCGACCACGCAAAATCAACGACTCGCAATGGGAGAGTTTTCTAAACAATATCGCAGGACTCGGTCTAAAAACAAAAAAGACCTACGCTCGAATCAATAACGATTTTATTGAAACAAAGGACGAACCACAACAAGTGGATATAACCGGTACAATGCTTTTTGCGACACCGGCGCAAATGCGGAATTTCAGCCTTTTTGTCGGAGATTACAGCAATACGTTGCGACTTTTCTACGATCCCGAAGGCAAGATAGATCCGCGTTCGCAAATCGACCGTCCGTGGTATAAAAACGTAAATATCACACTTATGGAATCGGCAGAACAGACGACACTGGGATTGTTCGAATGCAAAATGAACTTCACGCCGCTCTGCGCTATGTGGCGCCGCGACGTTCAAGTTGCAAGCACAATCACGACACCGATCGGCACACCACACGTTATCCCGTTTGTGTATCCATATTTTTATCAAAGCGAAAGAAAACTCTACCTAAACATTTTGAACGAAGGCGAGAAGATAGGCTGTCGCATCGAGATAAAAAACAACAACCAAACCGCACTTCAAAAACTTGAATGGGTATGTACAAGCGGAAAGCATAGGCAATATGCCAAATGGCTGGAAGGCATCGGATTGGCGTCCGGACGAACGCTTGTCGTGGACAGTACACCGTCCGCACAAGAAAGCACTATCAAACACGATGGCATTTCAGACGACGTGCAAGACTACCAAGAGGCAAATCCGCAATATATAAACTTCATTGAGCTTTACCCCGGGAACAATCAAATAGTGTTCAATTTGGGACAAATCGAAGGCATCGACATAACGGTGTCATACATCGAGGAGGAAAGGCTGCTCTAATGCAATACCGCGCTTTCAAAATCAAAGAGCTTGACGAACCATATCAATGGACGTTCAAAAACACAAGCGGCGTAATGAAAACGTTTACAAATTACGACACGCTGGCATACGCGGCAGGTGGCGCAGTTTCAAAATGGAGCATTGACGACGACTATCTCTTATCGAACAACAGCACAGCAACGATAACAGCGCCAACCAAAGCCGTTCCCGGGCAAATAATAGCCTTAATCGATGACGCCGGAACAAAAGCATTCGGAATGATAACGGGCGTTGATAATGACAACCTTCAAATCACATTCAGAAGTGTGCTTTCATTCTTTGATATCGACATTTTGAACCCAATGCGCGAACTCGCAACACAGGAAGATGACGACGTCAAAATTAAATACATGTATGACGGCGTAGAAGACACGGCACTTATGCTTGCTGCAATCTTCTCATCAACCGGTACCGACAAATATAGGCGTCTGCCGGTTAGAATCCGAACATCGGGCGGCGGAAAAACAGACGGAACATATAACGTTCCTGCCATATGGAAGTACACCGATAACACGTTTAATTGCAAAGAGTGGCTACAAGCGCTCTTTGACACGCATAACGTTGTTGTGCAATGCAAGCTGGTATTCGAAGTAAGTCGGGCTTTTATCGAAATCTACGTTGCGCACAACATGCGCGGCGGGCGATTGGTTAAAAACAACATTCATGCAATGACCATTACGCACAATGAGGACTCGGCAGCGAAAGCGACGGTGTGCCAAGTTATCGACAAAGAATCAAAGGCGCTTTTAAGTACGTGGTTTTTGCTCGATAACAACACCGTAAGCGAGGACGCAAGCGCCACTAATCGAGTGCAGCCATACAAACTTACAGTTGCGGAATTCGACTCGGACAACACGGTCGACGCTACCGAACAAAGTATCGCGGAGGACAATCTTCTTTACAGCGATTTGAACCACTATGTGAAATGTGAGTTTGACCGAGAGAGCGCAATGTATCCTAAAAACTTGAACATAGGCGACTCTGTGACAATCGTGCCGAAACTCGAAGAAATGAGCGACGACAAAGCGCTCACAAACGAATACGCCGATAAAACTCTCAAAAGCATATACACAGGGAAAAAGGAAGACAGCGACAACTCGATGGTAACGCTAATCTTCGGGAAAATACGAATCAACTATACCGATATAATTCAGATGCGCTATCAGCGCAAAGCGAGGGACTAATGAGATTAAGCGTAGCTGCTGCAGGCAACAGCGTGGAAAACATCAATCTAATCAATGCAAGATTTCAAGCCGAGGCATTGCGCGCACTTCGAGGAAAAGACTGCGGCGTGTTGGATAATTCCTTTTATTCGACAGCAGACGCACGCGGAGCGACAAGAGATCAAAATGCAGATTTTATGTGGAAACTCACCGCAACCGACGTCCAAAACATCACTGTGGGGCGCGGAATGGCAACAGCATACGGTTACGACATACAGTCGGAAAGCGACGTGTCGTTTACAGCGACGGCACCTTCTGCCGACGTAAAATATGTATTTATATACCTTTCGTGGGATTTGTCAAACCCGGTTCAAGCGGACGGCGAAATAGATATCCACGATAACGGCGCCGGCGCGGAATGGCAACCGGAATACCAAGACAACCTGATCACCAATCCGCTTGGCAAATATCAGATGCCGTTGTACAGATTAAAAATCAACACATCAGGACAAGTCGAGGCTACCGCAAAATGGAGCGATCTGCAAGTCGACACGATCACAGGCGTCATTCATGCTACAAATGCAGAGAATGCAACAGAGGCAAAGTATCCCGAAGGCGGTACCCATGACAAGACGATAAACGAAATACTCACGGAACACAATAACCGTCTAACCGCACTGGGTTTTGAGTCGGCAAGCCTTTCCGTCGCGGGGCTTGCAGAGAAGACAATAACGCGACAAGGAAACTACGTTCTAATTAACATTGAAACAGCGGTAACCCCGACTGCAAATTGGCTCGCGGAATGGTTTAAGGCGTTTCCAAATTCGACAAAAGCACTCTGCCAGCTATATCCATTGTTTCGACCGAAGGAAAAGAGCTATGGTGCAATATGTTTTATACCGACAGATGGCACAACGACGGCTTGTGGATATCCGGTTTTCATCAACACAAACGGGAATTGCTATGTGGAGCGAGGCGCCAACTGGGATACAGTGAAAGACAAGGCTTGTATTATGCGGTTTACAGCAGGATATGAGGCATCTCCAAGAATTCAGTGAGGTAGAACATGGCAAATATTGAAATTACACTACTGACATCAAAAAGGACATTCGTCAATGTTGACGGACTCGGTTCGGTTGTTGCTGCGCAAGCAGGCGGATATGTTGCTGTCGCAGGCGAGCATAACTCCACAACGATAGCCGTTCAGTATCCGAACACATATGCAGGACAAGCGGCATGGGTTCATATGCGAAACTCTGCCGGCGAGTACAAGACCATAAAGTTTGATGCGTTACACGATCCGGCAAAGGTTGAGTTTGCACTCCCGGGCGAGATGACACTCGAAGGGAACACATATCTTGTGTTCTACGCCGTTAGCGGAAGTGGCAACGATGAAGTCAAGACCGTGTGGGCGCCTGTTGTCGTTCCGATAGCATCGACAGGCGTCGATTATAAAAAGGTTGCAATGGCAAGCCCGGACGTTCTCGAGAAGGTTATGACAGGGAGTGCCGAGGCAATCAGGATAGCACGCGAGATCGAGCAAAAGCAAACAGCCGGCGAACTTGACGGGAAAAGCATATGGGTTCGTTTCAGCGCCAGCGAAGACGGCGCAAATATGACAGAGGAATGGACTATCGGTCAAAACTATATCGGCGCATATCTCGGACAGGCTGCAAGCGAAACACCGAGCGACTACCAATGGATGCGCTTTGTCGGCGGATCTTACTGCGCAGATGACGACACAGGCACCGTGGTAGACTACACGGCGGTTGACAATACAGATAAGTCATTCACAGCGTCAGGAATAACGGCGGGGAAAAAAAAAAAAACCG